ATTTAGATATAAATCAAGTAGCTATGCGAATACACTCTACTATGAAAACATTGCAGGGTATTGACGAGTATCGTTCAATAATAACGCTAATAGAAAAATCAAAAATGGATACAAGTGAGTATGATAATGAAATAAGAATGACACAACGATATACTCTTTTAATTATTGCATCTAAATATGAATTAAGAAAAGATGATATTATTAAAATATTGAGAAAATTGCCACAAGTAGATATAGGTAGGTCGTGAATATAATGGGGAAAAGAAGTGATGAAGAAATTAAAAAAATAAAAGATGTAATATTTGAAATATCTAAAATTGATTCAATAATTAAACCAACTGGTGATTTTAAAACGACTAAAATAATGAAGATATTAAAAGAAAACTATAATCTAGATATATCTAGACCAACTTTAATAAAAATATTGAAATCAATACCAACAACTGTAACATCTGGTGAATTAGATGAAACAATAAAATGGTATGATGATGAGATAATAGCATGGAAACAAAAAAGTATAGATGCAAAGACATATAGAGATAAAAAAATAGCAACTGAAGCTATTGATAAATTAATGATAGGTAGAGAAAGATTATTAATGATGCGTAAAGAAAGTCAGCAATCTCAATATATTGTAAGATTCGGCACACCAGAAGAAATTAAGCAAAATGATAATAAAGAAAAAAAAGAACCATTTTTTAAAGTAGGTAATGGTCAATCAACAATACCTATTGAGGATGGTGATAAAGATGGGTAAAAAAACGGATGAGTTAAAAGAATTAGGCATAAGTAGATTGGGTAGATTCATATTTTGGATGACAGCATGGATACCTATATCGAGCTATTCGATGTTTAAGCATCAATTATGTATATTGAAAATAATCGAAGGTCTTAGAGAATCCGATTCGCAGCATTATTATATAGAAAAATCTTTAATAGATGAGTTAAAATCATTAAAAGATATAGTTATAAAGAAAAAAGAAGAAAATAAAGGAAAAGGTAATGGAAATGGGGGTATGTTTGGATGATAAACTGGAGTAGTTTAAAGAAAAATGATTATGTATATATGGCAACACATAGATGTAAACATAAACACACCTATTTAGAACACCCATCGTGTTATATTAAGGATAAAATGGGTGATTTAAAAATAGGCTATCTAGATATAGAATCTGGTGGACTTAAAGCAAATTTTGATTATATGCTTACTTGGGCTATAAAAACAAAAGGAAAGAATGAATATAAATACGGAAAGATTAAAAAATCGGAGATTAACGATTTTACATTTGATAAAAGAATAGTTAAGGAACTGATACAGGCGATGCTTGAGTACGATGTTATAATAACGTACTATGGTAGTAGATTTGATATACCATTCATTAGAAGTAGAGCGTTATCACATAATATGCTTTTTCCAGAATTCGGTACTTTAAGACATATTGATGTTTATTATATGGTTAAAACAAAGATGTGTTTACATAAAAATTCACTTGATTCTGCATGTGCATTGCTAGATATAAAAGGAAAAACACACATTAAGGGCAATTATTGGATGAGGGCTGTAGTTGGCGATTCTGTGGCTTTAAAGTACGTTCTTGACCATAATTTAGCGGATGTTAAGATACTTGAAAGATTACATAATAAACTAGATAGGTACTGTAAGTCTACTAATAGGAGTATTTAAATATGTCTTTATTCTCATATAGATTATGCAAAGTGTGTTTCAGGGATATATCATACAGACACCCAAATGCGACAAGATGCGAAGAGTGCCAGGCTAGATATAGAAGATATTATAAAGCAAAGAATAAGATTAAAAATAGACAAAAGCCTGGAAATCCGCAGCAAGATAAGGAGATATTGAATTTTATAAGAAATAAGAGGAAAAACGAAGAGTTTAAATAGTGGCGACACGTGTCCTATATATATATGAGGATATATATTATAAGTTACTCATATGTTACTTATAAATTATCTGGTTACGGACCTTTTAAACTCTCGAGAGGTTGTTAGTCCGATATGCAAGAAGAAATTATTGTTAGGCGACCACGTTGTTTCTTACCGAAACAGGTGCAGGTTTTCAATCTTGTTTTTAATGAGAATAAAGATGACAAAGGTAAGACTATAAACAACTATGTTTTATACTCAGGTGCTTTTGGTAGTGGTAAAACACTTCTTTTAGCACACGTTGGTATAAAAGCTGCATTAGATTATCCTGGTAGTATAGGATTCGTTGGTAGTTTAACATATAATCAGATTAGAGATGTTGTTTTTAGAAAATTCTGTCAAGAAGTTGATTTATATCAAAAATCTTTAGATGAAGCAAATATACCTGTTAAAATAGTAAAAACAATTACAATGTCACCAGGAAAAATGAATATTGTTTTTAATAATGGTTCTGAGATATGGTTCAGGTCATGTGATAATGAGAGAAACTTAGCAGGTAAAGATTTAGATTGGTTTGCTATAGATGAGCCTGTTGATGTTGATGAAAGCGTTATGACACAGTTAATAGGAAGATTAAGACATGATAAAATGTCATTTCATTTTGGCGTTTTAGCAACAAATCCAGGTGCTGAGAATCATTGGCTTTATAAATATTTTTTTATGGATAAAATACCAGGATATTTCGTTGTTGAAACAAGTACATATGATAATATTTTAATACCAAATTATGATGCATATATAGCCAGCATGAAATCAAGATATGATGCGGATTGGGTTAGACGTTATTTAGAAGGTAAATGGGGTGCATTTTCTGGTCAGATTTATAAAATGTTTAATATGGAGAAACATGTTAGAAAATTCGATATAGAAGATTTTACAAATATTGATAAATTTATAGCTGGTGTTGATTTCGGTATTCGTGACCCATGTTGTATTTTAATAATAGCACAAACTGTAAATAATAATTTTTATGTTGTTGATGAATATTATGAATCTGAAAAATCATCAACTGAAATAGTTAAACAATTAGTATTATATCATAAAAAATACAAATTTAATAGAATATATTGTGACCCATCTGCTGCCGATTTAATAAAACAGGGATTTGATAGAGGACTACCAATTGGTAGATTTGAAGGGGATGGTAAAGTTATATCGTTTGCAAATAATCAGGTTCTACCTGGAATATCCCTAGTGCAAGCGATAATAAAAAATGATAGATTAACGATAAATTCTAAATGTAGAAATTTAATAAGGTCATTATTGGCATATAGATATAAACAAGATGGCGAACAACCATTTAAAGACGATGACCATGCTGCTGATGCTTTAAGATATGCTGTTAGTGATTATAAACCATTTTCAGATTCTATATTTTTTAGTTGTGGTAAATGGCGTAAAAAAAGGTGGCATTAAAAATGGGTAAAACATTAATCGACATATTGAGTGAGTTTTCTACAAAATATATACGTAAAACAAAAGAAGAAAAAAAGACAATAGAAGATATTTTAGCATTACCATCAGAGTATAATTTAAGAAAGTATAAAAAAGAAGATTTAACACAGAAAGATAGAAGAGAACTTGCACTCGAATGTCCATTATTTATGAAGGGAACGTTAAAAAAGAATGGGGATACTGTTAGAGCATGGTTTAGATTAATGAGAGATGATGGTGGAAAAGTTCCGCAAAAAGATATAATGTTATTACGTCAATTTGTAAAGCGTTCTAATTTAAAAAGAAAATTTATGTTAGCTGGTATATGTGCTGATGTATATGGGGATGGTTATTTATTAATAAAATTTTTAGAAAAGGGTGGTAGTGAAAAATTAGCAACACCTGTTGATGTTGGAACAGAGCCAATAGATGTTGTTATGATAAATCCAGAAAATATAACTGAAATGGCATATAAAAAAGGAGATACTACAACATTATATTATCATTATGTTAATAATTCAAAAGGTGAGGATAAATTAATACATCCAGATAGAATATTGCATATTAAAACTATAGAATTACCATTTGATTCTTTTGGAATTTCAAAAATAGATATTTTAAGAAATATAATTATATCAAATGCTGATATAGATATAGCAACTGGTGATATATTAAAATGGTTTAGTCATGGTATTCAAGTATTAACTAAAGAGGGAATGACAAAAAATGAAAGAACAAAGGCAATAGAATTATTAGCAACGCATCCTAATTATTTTGCATTTTCTGAAAAATATAAATTGGATGTCACAAAACCAGAATCAATAAATCCACAATATTTTTATGAATGGCTTGAAATATGTATAGCTGCTGTTTTAGTTATGCCAAAACATGTATTAACAGGTGTTCAAGTTGGTAGAGTAACAGGTGCAGAAATAGGATATGGTGATTATTATAGAGATATAAAAGATACACAAGATTTAGTATATACACCACTATTGAATAAATTGTTTAATTATTTATATAATGCTTACGGTAGAGAGTTTGAATATAATATTGAATGGGAAACTATCTATATTGATGAAATGGCTGAAGCTGAATTAATGCAAAAAAGAGCAGATGCCGTATCAAAATTATTATCATCAAATAGAGTTATAATAACAGATAAGGAAGCAAGAGAAATTATGTCAGAGGGTAAAATATATTTAGAACCAGAAATTCCATTACCAGAACCTGATTTTCCAGATAGAAAACCAATACCACCATCTAGACCGATGAATGAAGATAACATACAAGAAGAAATTGAGATGGATTTAGCGATAAAAAAAGAAAAAGAATTAGGAAAAAAATTATTACAAGAACAAGAAGATTTATTTAAAGATGATAACAATGACAACTCTTAAAGAGCAATGTATGAAAACAGGAATAAAAGAACGTGCATATAGAAGAAAACTTAAAATACCAAATGATATTCCAGTACATAAAATAAAATTAAATCCAGATAAAACATGGGAAATTATAGAGGAATAATATGACGGTAACGGTAACAGGAATAAAAGAATTAAAGGAATTCTTAAAAAAAATCACGAATATAAAAACATTAGATTTAATGATTAGAGATATGGCATTAGATTCAGCCAAATTGGCACGTGAATATGCACCTGAAGATACAGGAAGAATGGAATCAAGTATATCTGTACATAAAATAACAGAAGGGGAATATGCGTTAGTATGTAATGTGCCATATGCAGTATTTAATGAATATGGTACATATAATATGCCAGTTGGAAATATAGAGCAACCTTTGGAAATTACAAGCACTAGCGGAAAAAGAGCATATAGACCATTTATAAGACCTGCGGTATTTCAGATATTATTTAATCTGAAACAATATATAAAAAAATATCAGTTTAGTAATAATAAAATACTGTAGAGGAATAAAAATGAAAGAAATATATATATGCGGTAGAGCAAAATGCTGCCCGAAGCTGGTTAAGGAAAAAAATTACTGGAAAATAATCGATGACTTTGGTGGTTCTGTGAAAATGACAAAAACACAACTTCAGCAATTAGCTGATACTATAGATACGAAGGTGTAATAATGTCACACAGACGTAAGATACAAGAGTTAAAAGATGCAGATAAAAAAATAGTAGATTCAAAATCAGAACTGGTTAAACCATTAGAACCCAAAGATGGTAGAAATTTACAAGAGATGATAGATTTAAGTAATACATATGCAACACTATTAAAACAGTATAATCAATATGATGTTATGATAACAGTTTTAAAAAAGAGAAAGGCACAGTTCACATCTGGTGAACTAAAACCACCAGTTATGATAACAATTTCACACAATATGTCATATGCCGAAAACGATAAAGAAAAAATAATTAACTATTTTAATCAAGAAATAAATAACTTAGAGATTGCTAAATCAGCAGCATATAATCTTGTTCAACATAGACAAGATGAATTTATGGAAGCTGTTATAAGAATATATAGATTTCTAGATGAAAAAGTCAAAGGTAGGGAAGTAACAGAAATAAGAGCAGCGAGAAACCCAAATAAAAAAACAGCAATGGAAGAGAAGAATAATTTAGAAAAAGAACTAGATGAATTAGGTAAATAATATGGCACATATAAAAGCAGCAGGAAAACAAAAAAAACTAATACGTTTATGTGTTTGGCTACTTCGTAAAAAATTAGGCGAATGTGGAACAGCCAAAGCTATACATGATGATATAATAAATTGCGGTAATCCTGCATTAGCGTTTATTAATAATTTAATTATAGAATCAACAGATAAAATAAAATGTGATTGGCAAAAAAATACAATAAATGAACTTAGTGAAATAGGAATATGGATAGGTGCTTATAAAGATACAGCATATCGTGA